CTGTAGTGAAACCCGAGGACGAGGATGAGGAAACTGATCCAAGTCTTCGGGGAGTAGCTGTCAACCCTCCTGCCAACAATCTTCTCTCTAAAATGGCATCAATGGCAGCATAATTGTGAGTACAAATCATGTCTTTGTTATCGGAATACAGAACAGAATGCAGACGACTTTTGCATGATGCAAACGGTAACTTTTGGACTGACGCAGAACTCAACACTTATATCAATGATGGCAGAAAGAAGCTAGCCGCCGATACCAAGTGCCTTCGTGCCTTGGTAACGGTGTCCTTGCCTAGCAATCAAGAGACTTACACAATTACTGGTTCTGTACCGACATACGGTGCAAGAGCAATTGATATTTTGAATATCACGGTAATCTGGGGACAGACTCGCATACCTTTGCTACAAATGTCTTGGACAGAATTTAATGCCAAGATGAGAGCATGGGTGACCAATCAATCAAGGCCAGCCGCAATGTCGCGCTATGGCACGTCTCCCGGCACAATCTATATCCAGCCCATTCCTGACCAGACTTACTCGTCTGAGTGGGATATTTGCTACGTTCCTGTAGATTTGGTGGATGATACGACTGTTGATGAACTGTCTTATCCATTTACTACGCCTGTAGCGTACTACGCTTGTTCCAAAGCCAAAGAAAAAGAGCAAAGTTATGGCGAATCGGAACAGTTTTACAAACAATACAAAGATAAGGCAATTGAGGCTATCAATCAGGTGTACACCAGACTGATGCCCAATCCATACAACTAATGCCTAGCCTACCCAAAATACCCGGTGAAGACAGAAAAGAGCACAAAGTCTTTCGGGATTTTGGAGGGATAAACACGCAAGCCAACAGGCAAGGTATTGCTGATACGCAGTTCTCTTGGATTGAGAACGTCATGCCTATTGGGTTTGCCAATGCAAAGGTCGTTCCTGCTCAGACAAGCACTTTGCAAACCCATGTTGCCACGGGTTATTATTATTACCAGTACAACATCAGCGGCACGTCATACATTTTTGTTGCAACAACAGGCGGCGCAGCCTATCAAATCCTTGCTACAAGCCCTTACACAATCACAACCATAGCGGCGGCAGGTACATTTTCTGGTACGTCTACTCATATTGCTCAATGGAAGAATGAACGTATTCTGATTATTGACAGCAACGCCAACGGCTATAGATCGTGGGATGGCACAACCTTGACCATTTTGTCGGGTACAACGTCTGCACCTGCTAGCGGTACAACGATTGCAACGTACTCAGGACGAGTATGGATTGGCAACGGTCGTACTTTGTATTATTCTGGGCCAGCGTCTTACACCGATTTTTCTGGTGCAAGTGCAGGTGGTAATACGGTCATTTCTGATGAAACGTTGACCAGCAATATCAATCAGTTGCTGACTGCAAACAACTTTTTGTATTTTTTTGGTGATGATTCGGTCAACGTGATTGCTGATGTACGAGTGTCATCAGGTTCTACGCTGTTCTCAAACACCAATATTTCTGCATCTTTGGGAACAACTTTTCCTTATGCGGTTGACCCTTACTATCGTGCCATCTGGTTTATGAACAAATCAGGTGTGTACGCCATGTTTGGTGCAACACCCAAGAAGATGTCTGAGGATTTAGATGGCATATTTGCTTTGGTTGATTTTACCAAACCTGTATCTGCTGGTACTTGTTACATCAACAACATTTTTTGTTTTGCTGTATCTTTTACTTACCAAGACCCTTACACAGGTTCAAGACCCATCTTGTGTGTGTATTTTGACAAGAAGTGGTTTGTTGCAAGCCAAGGGTCTACGTTGAGATTTATTTGGACGGTCAGCATATCTGGTGTGGACACGTTGTTTGGCTCTGATGGACAAAACGTTTATCAATGTTTTGGAAATACTTTAGGCAGTGTGTCTTGGAAGATGGTGTCAAAATTATTTGATGACCAAGTGCCGTATCAAGACAAGCAAGTTACAAAGTTTGGCGTTGAATGTACCTTGCCAGCAACGGTGTCTCAGTTGACCGCAAGCATGGACTCGGAAAGTCAAAGCCAATCGTATACCTTGGCAACAACTTCGTATGCAACATGGGTAAACAACTCTGGTGCAACAGTGTTGTGGACAAACAACTCTAGTTCAGTGGTGAGCTGGTTGGCTACTGGATATACATGGTTCAGGCAGGATGTGTCCATGATTGGACACTATTACGGCGCAACAGTAACATCGACAACGCCTTCATTCTTGATACAAGGCATGATGTGGCAGTTTGAGAAACGTTCTCTTTGGGGATCATAATGACAGGTACGACACAGATAACACCAACAAATACATTTGCGTCCCAATCGGGGTCTATACCGCTATCGCAGTTAGACACCAATTTTACGCAGATTACGTCTTTTTTAAACAACCCAAACAACTACGCCAACTATTTGGTGGACTCGGGTACGGCAAATACTTATGTGGTGACGTTTCCTACTGGCGTGATTCCTGCTTCATACACAGCGGGTTTATCTGTGGTTATGAAAGTAACAAATTCAAATACAGGCGCATCTACTGTCAACGTCAATGGTTTGGGCGCAAAAAACATTTACAAACAAGGTTTTACAACTGTCACAGCAGGTGATTTATTGGCTAATGCTGTGGTGTTGTTGGTGTATGACGGTACGCAATTTCAAGTGATTTCTGGTGGTTCTGGTGCGGTTGCTGGTGGAGTTTTGTATGAAAACAGCACAACCATCTCAACAAACTACACCATCACAACAAACAAAAACGCCCACTCTGTTGGCCCTATAACAATAGCAAGTGGTGTTACGTTGACCGTACCCACGGGCAGTCGTTACGTTGTTCTTTAAGGATTACACATGAGTTCACTTGTTATTTCAGGCGACACATCAGGACAGGTTACACTTGCCGCCCCTGCTGTTGCGGGGTCAAACACTATTACATTACCAGCGGCGACTGGAAACGTATTGGTATCCACAGCGGTGTCTAGTTCATCAACAAATACTGTGACAAACAAAATTGCTGTCAATATTGGCGGCACTACATATTATTTGTTGGCTTCAACTTCTGGAACATAATCATGTCAATACTTGCTTTAACTTCTGACACGCTATCAAGTCCAGCCGCCGCAGGGCAGATTGAATACTCAAGCCCCATCTTTGCGGCTACACCTATCGGAACACAGCGAGGCATTGTTCCGACTCAACAGTATTACAGGCTGAATGCTGACCTTGTTGGCGCAAACGTAACAACAGCACAAAGTATATTTGGTGTTGGATGCACGCTATCAGCAAGCACTATTTATGAGTTTGAAATAATTTTTGCTATAAGCAAATCTGCTGGAACAACCTCACATACAGTATCTGTGGGGTTTGGTGGAACAGCTACTTTAAATAATATTGGATATGAAGTTATTACTCAAAATGGATTTACTGTTATGGCAGGAGGAATGTCAGGAGCTGCAATAAATGGATTTATTTCAACAGCAACCGCTACAGCTATTGGTATTGCTCAAACGTCAGCAGCATTTTTTTATAATGGAACTATTAAAGGCACAGTCTCAATCAACGCTGGCGGTACATTCATTCCGCAGTACACGCTATCAGCCGCACCGGGCGGGGCATACTCAACAGCCGCTGGTAGTTTTATTCGCATCGCACCAATCAGTGCATCAGGCGCAGCAACTAACGTTGGAACTTGGAGTTAATCATGGCAATGACTTTAGATGGTTCAAACAGCGTCACGATCAACTCAGGTGCGGTACTAGGGATTACCTCTGGTACTGCTGTGGCAACTACCAGTGGTACAAGCATTGACTTTACTTCTATCTCATCATGGGTAAAGCGTATTACTGTGATGTTTAATGGTGTAAGTACGAATGGAGCCAGCAATTATTTGGTGCAAATTGGAGATGGTTCAGTTAATACAACGGGATATTCTTCCGTAGGCACAGGTATGGATGCAAGTGGGGTAACTATTACAGCGTATACAACTGGTTTTGGCATACGCAGTACAGGGGCAACTTATGCAATTAGCGGGTCTGTAGTTCTTACACTTGTATCTCCTAATATATGGGTGGCTAATGGAGTTTTATCTACTTCACTACCTTTGACATTTACAACGTCAGGAAATAAAACACTTTTAGGAACATTAGACAGAGTACGCATTACCACAGTAAACGGCACAGACACTTTTGACGCTGGTTCAATTAACATCCTTTACGAGTAAACATCATGACACACAGAATTGAAATTAATGTTCAAACAGGTGAAACCAAAGTCATTGAGTACACACCTGAGGAACAAGCTGCATACGATGCGGCTATAGCTGCTCAACAAGCCGAAACACCACCACCAACTGAGCCAACAGCATGAACGAAGACCTTGAAGTAGATTTTGCGGTGCATGAAGCGGTTTGCGCCCAACGGTATGAAGCCATTCAAAAGACTTTGGCTGATGGCGACAAGCGCATGACCAAGATCGAGTACCTGTTGTACGCAGTCATGTTGTGCGTGTTGTTTGGGCCGGGCGTTGCTGCTGAGTTTGTCAAAAAGATTTTGGGGCTGTAAATTGATCCGATCAGTCTTTGTTTACTTGCAGCAGGTCTGGTCAAAAACATCCAGCAAGGTTGTGAGTTATACAAGCAAGCTAAAGAATCCTTTGTCCAAGTCAAGCGTACTGTTGATGACGTTGCTGGCATATATAAGGAAGTTACTGGTTTTTGGAGTAACTTTAGTAACTTCTTTGGCTCAAAGCCTAAAGTCAAGCCTGTTGCCAAAAGCAAAAAGTCTGAGTTTGTCAGTGTGGACGAGACTTCGGTCAAGGTTGAAATTGTCAAAAACCTCACCGAGTTCTTCAGACTTCAAGAACAGTTAGCGGCACACATTCGGGAAGAAGAAGAAAAAAGCAAAACGGTATACGACCCTGACCAGAACCACATGGAAGCCGCACTCAAGAGGGTGATGGCACAGCAAGAGATGGCGGCTTTGGAAGTGACAATCAGGGAAACAATGGTGTACCAAAGCCCTCCTGAGATGGGAGCTTTGTACAGTTCAGTGTTTGAGATGCGAGAGACAATTCAGGGAGAGCAAGAACAAGCAAGATTGGCAGAAGAAGCCAAGGAAAGGTACAAGGGATGGCTACGCAGGGAAAGGCAAAGAGACCTCCAAGCAAAGTCAGCGTACCTGATTGGAACAGCAATATTCCTCCTTTACCTGTGGCTGTGGTTTCTCCTGTTAAGTCATCTGGAGAGGAAATAATGGGATGGATTGCGGCTTGTGTCTTGGTTGGTCTGCTTTTGCCCTTGGGTGCAATGCTTTATCTGGATGTGCTGGAAGCAAAATACCAAGTCAAAGAGCAGGT